GTTCATTGGGGTCCAGGAGGAGCATTTTATCTACGTGCTATAAGGTTTGGAAATACAGATCCAATGCTTCATTTATTCAAAGCAGCAGGGTATAAAGTTGAAGCAGACTTAGTTTCAGCAAATACTTCAGTAGTATATTTCCCAATAGCATCTGGACATCCAAGATCTGAAAAAGATGTAAGTCTTTTTGAAAAAATTGGTTTGGCAGCAACTGCTCAAAAATATTGGTCTGATAACGGAGTTTCTGTAACCTTGTCATTTAACAAAGAAACAGAAACTAAGCATGTTGCACCAGCATTACATATGTATGAGGGTCAACTTAAAGCAGTTTCTTTCTTGCCTATGGGCAATGAGGTTTATCCACAACAGCCATACAATGAAATAACCAGAGAAGAGTATAACTCTTACGTTGGTAAAATTGCAAAGATTGATTGGTCTGCAATTTATGATGGGATAGATAATCTAGAAGCACAGGGTGAAGCATATTGCAGCACAGATGCCTGTGAAATTAAACTTTACTAAGGGGAAAAATGAAAAAAATATTAGCATCATTAGCAATTGGTTTATTTGCTTTTGTTGGATTACAAGGTATAAATAAATTAGATGACAGTTGTATTAATCTTTATGTTGATTATGGCTCATTAGATGAAGGTACAAAACTAACAAAGTGTATAGATGTTTCTACAAAGACAATTGCCTTAGATGTTTTAAAAAGAGCAAATCTTGAAATAGAAGGTACTAAAAAATATGGGCTAGCAGTTGTCTGTAGAGTAAATAGTTTGCCAGATCAAAAAGCAGAGTCTTGTGAAATAATGCCACCAGAAAAAGCATACTGGGCAGTAATCATTAAAGAAAAACAAACAATTCCTTTTCCTAGAAAAGAATGGGGTTGGGGACAACTAGCCATAGATCAACAGTATTTAAATCAAGGTGATTCATTAGGTTTGGTTTGGACTGGTCCTAACGGAGAGTTAAAGTTTCCATGAAGGTTGCATATAAAAAATTTGACAATATAGTGCAGTTTCCTATACAAAAAAGAAAACCTAAAACTGCTGAGTATATACTTCAATTAACCATAAATGTTGTAGCCTTGTACATAGTAAACGATATCACTATTGATATCTGGCGCTCCTTGACTGGACACTAATGGTTCATCTAACTCGTATATACACAAAAACAGGCGATGATGGAAAAACATCTACTGCTACTAATGAACGCATAGACAAAAGCAGTGACTTAATTGAGGCAATTGGAGCGGTAGATGAAGCAAACTCTGCTATAGGTATGGCAACTGAGTTTCATAATGACATTATAGACAGAATACAAAACGATTTGTTTGATTTAGGTGCAGAACTTTCTGGTGCTCCAACAATCGTAATATCAGAAGAAAGAATTACTCATTTAGAAAACATAATTGATGACTATAACGAATACTTGGAGCCACTTCATTCTTTTGTTCTTCCTACTGGGGCTATACATAACGCAAGGACAGTTGTTAGAAGAGCAGAGCGTCAGGTCTGGAAAATAGATGGTATAAATCCAAATATTGCAAAATATTTAAATAGGCTTTCAGACTTATTGTTCGTAATGGCAAGATATCACAATAAAGGCAATGAAAAGTTGTGGGTTCCTAAAAACTAGTTTCATCCTGCTATAATAAGGCTATAGGAGAAAAATGTCTAACCCATCAAATTTATATGCAGAAAAAATATACTCTGAGCATCCGTTAGTTTTGTGGGCACTAGATGACAAACTTGACTATAAAAGTTTAATTACTGAAGCACAACGTGATGTTGCAACTTTGTGGACACCAACAGAGGCTACGCTTGCAGCATCTTTTGAAGATTTAAATGAACCATTTGTGGACAGTAACTTGTCAAGAATTAGAGTTAATGTCCCTGTATCAGAAACGCTTGAAGCATCAGTCGTTAGTCCAAACATACTTAATTTCAACACTCTTGCAGATCTTGGAACTTTTACTGTTGGATCATATTTTTATTCAAATAGTTTATTTTTACAAACAGTGTCAATAGGTTATGAATATACAGATCCAACAACGTCAAATATAGTTCAAAATTTAAAAACTTTTACAACAACGCTTTATCAAAAGTGGGGATTTATTTCTGAAACTTTTGAAATACCAAATGTTTCTGCACAATTAAGACTTGTTTTTAAGATTAAGGTTTTTGAGGGATCAGCAACATCTGCAGACAACGAATTTTATATTAACGGTATTACTTTAGGGCAATGGAATGAAGAATTTAACACTTATTCTTTAAACGGAATAACAGAAACCACAATTCCAACAAACGTAAGTATTTATGGTGGATACGATGCGGTAGAGGCACAAGCATATGGAGTAGCAGAAGATTCTGGATACTATATTACTGAAGGTGGATTAAAATGTAAAAATGCTGGTGTTCCATTAGTTTTTGGCGCAAGTGGAATTACAAGATTAGAACCAGATACTGATGCATCTTTAATTATTCCAGGAAAAGGATTTTTAAATAAAAAAGGACAGTACAACGATTACACTATTGAATTTTGGGCAAGAATAGCAGCAAACACATCTACACCATTTAAAATATTTGGACCAATATCTTCAGAAGATGGCCTATATGTTGAAGATGGGTTTTTAACATTAGTTATTGGAGATCAGTTTGCATCACATTTCGTAGGCGAATGGTTTAGACCAATGCTTATTCATATTCGTTTAATTAAAGATTCTGCATCTTTGTTAGTCAATGGAGAAGAAGTATTGTCATTATCTTTAGATACCGCCAGTTTAACTCTTCCAGAAGAACTTGACAACAATGGAGATAGTCAAGACTGGTTAGGTTTTTATGCAAGTAACAACGTATATCCTTTTGAACTTGATTGTGTTGCTATTTATTCTTATCAAGTTCCAGTTACAGTTGCAAAACGTAGATGGGTCTATGGACAGGGAGTTATTTCTGCAGAAGGAATTAACTCCTCTTATGGTGGAACGACTGCCTTTATAGATTATTCATTTGCAGACTACACTGCTAACTATAACTATCCAGATTTTGCTGGCTGGGATCAAGGAAGTTTTGATAACTTAGCAACTACTCAAACAAGTTTAAGAACGCCAGAGTATACTTTGCCAGAAATATTTTTAGGCACTAAAACATTGCAAGAGTTATACGATGACAATAAAGATGCACAGGACAACGAGTCTGGACCAGTTATTGCTGATAAATTTTTATCATTTAGACCTAACAATACTTGGAACTCTATTGAATCCTATATAAATTTTTCAAGGTTTAATTTATTATCAAGCCAAGTTGAAAGTTGTTACGGAGTGTTTAGTTCTCACAACTTAGAATCAGATGAAATATTATTTAAAATATATAATCCTTTAAACAATAATTATTTTACAATTCTTAAAGATGGAAACTTAATTAAATATTCTTTGACTTATAATGGAACTACACAATTATTGTTTACTTCTAGCGCAATTTCTGCTAACAGTCTTTTTGCAGTTGGATTTAACATAAAAACATTGTCAGAAAAGTTTGGTAGTAACGTAAGTTCATTTTTTGGAAATCAAAGTTCTTTAAAAATGTACGTGTGCGGAGACGATTCTGGAGAGTTTACATTTACTGGAAGACTTTATTCCGTAGGACTATGCACAACTTTAAATTCTACAAAAATAGTAGATTATATAGATAGCAATGGATTTATTGAATTAGACAAAAGCCAAGAATTAATTGATCATACTGCTAGTTATACAATACTCCCATCAGAAGCATATGAAAAATACTTCTTAGACATAGGTGTTGCTGGATATTGGCAAGACTACCTTCCACTTTCTTATTTTGCTCAATTTGTAAAAAATAGCAGTGGGCAAGAATTTTATGAAATAGACTTTTTACAATTTAACTTAGGGTACCCGACAACAACTACTTTAGAGCAGGAGTCTGGAGCATCTTCTTATTATTACAATACAGATGGTGCACAAATAAAAAGTTATGTAACTTTTCAGTATGTTGCAGATGGAGCAAATATTCCTACTTCTTTTGCCAATGAGGAAGCGCCAGACGAATATAAAGTTCTTGATTTAAATAATTACGAAGACTGGGAAACTACAAGGTTTGAAGTACTAAACAATACATTAATTTACCCAGTTAAATCGGTAGACTTTAATCAACTTGCAATTGTTTATAGTCTTGAGTTTAATAGTCGTGGAATTTTAACAAAACCTATTTTGTTAAATAAATTACAGTTAGCATCTCAAGCATTTAACGATAACTCCTTTAATCCTGTAGGAACTAGATTTGGAGTAGATCTTTTCCCATACAAAAAGAATGGCATTTATTTTGATTATAAGTCTAAAAACCCATTTAGTATATATAAAGAAAGCACCCCATACTTATACCTGACAAAAACATCTGGTATTGAAGTTCGTGGTGAAATTGATATCTTAGAAAATCGTGGACTAACTCTACCAATTAATAAAGAATTGGCAACAGACTATAAGGTAAGCGCTATGCAGTTGTGGTTAAGATATGATCAAGATGCATTTCCAGCAACGGCAACAGAGATTTTTGAAATTAATCATAAAAGCGGAACTCTTAAATTTTATCTACAGGCAAACAGCGCAGACCTAGATAGAGGCAGAGTGTTTGTTTTAAATCAAAACGGTGTTCCATATAATGGTGTTGGATTTTATTTAAATGGAAGTTTGGTAAGAGAGCCAGTATTATCTCTTAAAGAGTGGTCTTCAATAGGTATAGCATTTTTGACCTCCCTTGTTTATAATTCATACCTTGGAAGCATAAATTTGACAGGACCAATATTATTTAATAACATTGCCTATTATCAGGCAAACAGCCTACAAGAGGTTGAAAGTAGAACATTTAGGTCTTGGTTCCAGGTATTAACGGACGGTATTACAACAAATGACTGGCAATTTTGGTTTAATAACTTCACTTGGGATGGTATGTTAGTAATAGGATCATCAGAGTTCTATGGTATTAACCCCTCAGATATTTATAAAACATATATAGGCACAAATAAAATAATCGTTGATGATGGAGAAGGATTAGTTTATCAGCCTGAAAAATTAAATGTATATTCAGAAGTAGAATGGTCAAGCACTGTCGCTACACCAGTATAATCTGCTATACTTATGGTTATGGAATCTTTAATTAATCCAAAAACTGGTCAACCTTATGTACAAAATGTTCGTCGTAAAGTAATAGATAAGCATTATGACTGGGGTCTTTATGTATACAAAAAATCTAACGGCAAGTGGTTTACAGATGATAGTGGTTCAATTCTAAATATTCCATCAGATCGTGGAGATTTATCTAAAATTTCTGAACTAAAAAAGGCAGCAATGCATTATGGTGATGATGGTGAAGGCAAGGCCGTGTTTGTACCTGGACTTACTAGAATTAGCGAAGAAGAGTATTCAGAACAAAAAGAAAGAATGAAAGAAGGTCTAATCCCTTCAATGAATGACTTGGGTGCTTGGCATGCAGCACAACAGACATTAGATAAGTATGGAAAGAGCGCTATTGATGAGTGATCAAGAAGAGTATGTTCGTGTAGGTCTTAATACACAAAATAAAGAAGAGAATCCTTTTAAACATCAAGATCCTTTTAATAAAAGTTGGGATGACTTAAAAGATTATTCTGGTCTAGATCAAAACTTTCGTCGTAGAACAACTCGTAATCTTTCAAAATATATTAGCCCAGAAACAAATCAAGCATATTTAAATGCAGCAAATGTTACGCCTTCAGGAGTAGACGCAAGTTCAAAACAGATTAATCCTGGCACGGTATATAGAAATGGTTATGGATTATTTGATGTAATTACCCCCCCATACAACATGTATGAGTTAGCAAACTTCTATGACACATCATTTGCTAACCATGCTGCTATTGATGCTAAGGTAGAAAACGTTGTGGGGCTTGGATACCGCTTTGATATTTCAGATAGAACAATGCTAAGGTTTGAAATGAATGACGATCAAGCAGCAGTAGATCGTGCTCGTAATCGTATAGAAAGAGCAAAGATTCAATTACGTGATTGGCTAGAGAGTTTAAATGATGATGATAGTTTTACAAAAACTATGGAAAA